ACCAAGTTTTTAACACCACAATCTTGCTCGTATGCAGTTGCAGAGGGACAAACTTCCAATCGTAGAGAGTTGCCATGAGTTCCAGGCGACCTAGCATACCAATCATTAGATGTTACCGTACCATCACCTGTTTCTGTGTAATAATCTGCAAGATATACATCATCATTTTGAATCAATACACCAGAAGCTTCTCCGGCATTTAGAAAACCACTTTCTGCACGAACCACTTTTAAAGTATTACTATATTTTAGGAAATTAGAGCAAGTAAACCACCACTCAAAGTTGGAAGCAGTTGGTTTACCGAAATTTTTGACGAGATCAGTCTCAGAGGTGATTGTAGTAACTTTACTTACTGGCCCTTTTTCAAAAGGCCCAGCAAGAGCTCCAATAGTGGTATCAACACTAGGAACTACGTTAGTTAAATCTATCTCTTTGACATGAACGCCAGGAGAAACTAAAAAGGACATATTATACTCCTTATCTTTTTTTAAGAGTTCTTTTGTTCTACAGATATTTATAAAAAACAAATTCTGTAAAACATAGTTTTATAAGTGTTATATCATATAAATAGTTACATGGGAAATGATCATTATGAAAAGTATAAAGAGACTATTAAGAAGGTAGCTCGTAGAAATTACCGTAAAAGAATCTTATTACTTAATGAATTTTTAGTAGATAAGTCTTGTAAACACTGTGGCGAGAGTGAAACAGTATGTTTAAAATTCTACCCACATGATTCAGAAATAAGAAAACTAACAAAAAGAGTTGGTACAAATGATGAAAGTCGTAAAGAAATATTTCATCTTATAAGTGAATCTCAAATATTATGTTCTAATTGTTGGATTAAAATAGATAATGACTTAATAGAATTTATTTAATTACCAATCTGAACCATAATCTCTTACCACTGGACTCCATCTTGTTCCGTATTCATCCACCATATTTCCTATATTCTCATCTTCAAGACCATTTACAATAAATCCAAATGGAGCCATATCCTGTTCTAACATATCTTGTTGTTCTAGAATCATTGTTTTACGAATGTCCATGTCTGTTAATTCTTTAAAATATGTTTGGTCTGTTACCCACGAAAATATAAACAAACAAGCAACTAGGTCATCGGTACATCCATCATCTGCTTGATGAGAAGAACCCTTCACTATAAAGGTAGATAATTCGTTGATAATATCGTAATCTTCAATAACAAGTTTATTATCCTCTACTAGTTGTTTTAGATTAGAACACCCAATCTTCTTTACTGCCTTGGTTGTTCTCACTCCTAGTTGTGCTCTACCACCACTAAACCCACCGCCTAATACTTGACCAGCTCTACCTCTCATAGATGCCATGATAAGATTATCATACTCCATATCAAACTGAAGTGAGTTTGCAACCTGTTCACCTATGTCATTCACCTCAACTAATACAAATGCTTGATTGTATGCTCTTGCAACTTCGTATATCTTTGCAGGGAATAGAAGTGGTTTTATCTCATTATCTCTAAACTTTGCAACCACTTTATATGGCATCTGTGATACATCTACAACAACAAATGCAGAGTAATCATTTGCTGTTCCCCTTGATACATCTGCACACAAAACATATGTTTTATCTTTTTCTGGTAGTTCATGAACGTCTAGTCCAGCATTAGATTGTTTTGGTTCACGATATGTGAGTGTTCTTAACTTTGATGGTGTGATAAGAGTATTAATAGAACCAAGAAATTCACATTCAAATTCAGTGTTAAATTGTTGTTCACTGGTATTTTTTATAGTTTCTGCTTTCCATTCCTCATCACGGCCAGGTATTTCACTCCAATGTACTTCAATAGGTATATAAGAGTTTCTTTCTTGTTCTGCATCTACCCATAGTTTATAGAACATATTCATACCATGTGGTGTGGATACGATCATTACTTTAGTAGTTTTACCAGAAGATATAGTAGGATAAACTGAACTAAAAAATTGTTCAGCTACATTACTGGGAACATACGCAAACTCATCAAGAAATATAATATTATAAGAACCACCACGAACCGCACTAGCTGAAGTAGAAGACGCCAAAATTTTACTACCATTTTCAAGTTCAAGACTCCCTTTGTTCCATGACATTACTCCTTGTTGTAACCATTTGGGTAAATGTTCATACGCAAGTTGTAATCGTCCTAGAAGGTCACGAGCAGTTGCAGCTTTGTTGGCAAGTATTGCTACGTTCACAGATGCATTAAATAAAACATAGTGGAGTAGATAAGCGATGATAGTAGTAGATTTACCAGACTGTCTAGGAAGTTTGCAGATAGTAAAACGATTATTATGAAATGTTCCTACCATCTCCTTTTGAAAGTCATACATATCAAAAGGAACAAGGCCTTCATCAAGAGAAACAATCATAATATAATTTTTAATAAAATAGATAGGGTCTTTCATACACCTACCGTATTCTTTAATCTCTTCTTCTGTCCATTCTTGTGAGACATTTGCTTTCTTGAGATTAGGATTACCTAAGTAAACTGATTCATTCATATTTTTTCCTAAATTTTATATCACAATATCCACAAATTACTTCACCATCTTTTGGTACTGTGTAATAAACTTTGGGATGATCTAAATCCTCTCCCATACACCACACTCTATCTGTATCAACATAGATTATAGTTTCTGGAACTTCAAACATTAATCATTATCACCCATTTCGTTTAGACCGTCTTCCCACCAACTAATCTTAGGGTCTAAAACTCCATCATCTATAATTCTTTTTAATCTTTTATCATACTCCTCTCTAGTAGGAGGTGAGTCACCATTTACAGCATCAAGTACAAATTGAATAGTTGCAGCTGCAATACTCAAACTTGCACATTTACCAATGACATATCCGTTTAACTCATCAATCATAATTGTGGGAGAAGCTAACTTTAATTTTCCTACCATTTCATGTGGAACTTTAAAATATAAACCTCCTTCTACATATACTTTAGCAGGGTATGGATGTAATTTATTTGTATTTGAGTCAACGACACGAACAAAATCAAAACCGTCAATATTTTTAAATACAACTGCATATCCCTCGTTTGTCTCTGGATTTTTTTCTACATACTCAGGTGGCCCAAACTTGGCCATAAGTTTCATGGCAAACTCTTTTGGGCTTTCATATTTCCAATCTCCTATATCAACTTTTTCTTTGATATAACTTTTAAATCTTTTCATTGACATAGTACCCCAATCTTATATCTGACAAATTACCATCTGCTTCATATATAAAACTTTCCTTATGAAAATTTTCTATAAATGGTAGATGTTCATATTCTTTATAATCAACACCTTTCCAAGCAGGAATAATTTTCGTGCCAACACTATAATTCCAAGCTATATCATTGCCACTGCGTAGGTGTATTTCTAAAATTTTTTTTCCTTTTGTCTCAATATTTAGGTATTTTTCTGTTTCTATATCTTCAATCCACTCAGGTAAATTAATTCTAAAAAAAGATGGCATTACAACCTTCCATTCTACAAATCTTGATAAACTTTTTTCCGTATCATGTATACCAATCATACTACTAAATGGTGTCCATCTATTACCTTCACGAATAAAGTCTAGGCTATAATGTATTCCATCAAACCACTCACACCAAAAATAACCAGGCGGAATGTGTTTATGATAAATCATTTCTTCACCATGTATTTTAGGATCAAGAAATTTTTTATGAGCACCAATACCCATTCCATACAAATTGTATATAGGACGTATTATATAATTGTTTGCTTTTTTAATGGGAACACAGGCCGGGCCGCAATCATACTTTAATTTAGATGATAATTCTAATTTGTTAAATAACCATCTATATTGAGGATATGCTTCCCAAGCCTCATAATCTTCTTCAACCATCGCCCTTTATCATTTTCTGAAGTTCTGCTGTACTTCCTACAAACAAAGCATTAGTTACATTTTTAGGAGCAGTGTTAGGAACCTCTGAAAGTTTCTTCATCTTTTCCTGTAAATCTCCAAGCTTTTCCGTAACCTCTGCAACTTGTTTGATGAGGTTTCCCGCAACTTCGTAAGTTCTTGGGTGTTCAGACTCTTTAGCCAACTCCAATATTCCTTCAATAGCATCAGTTCCTTTTTCGACCAAGTTGTAAAAGTTTTGTCTTTGATACTCATAGTCATTCTCTATGTCTTGCTCTTTACTTATAAAAGGAACGGTATCTTTACTACCATGTCTTATATAATTATCTGGAGCTTTTATTTTAGGAGTATATTCAACATCAAGAATACCAAGAGTTTTGTCCAACTCTTTGAGAGGATTAGACATTATTCTTGTTCCTTATCCGTACCTGTTACTGGATCAAATACTTTTGCATCCTCAAAAAATGAGGTTGTCTCATTAAATCCAAAATCATCATCTGCTGCAGCATTTGAGGGTTTGGGTTGAACCTTATATCTTTGTTCTCTTCTTGGAGCGTTATCTTTAATATCAGCATACTGATCAACTTGAACAGTTTTAATAACTGTACTAGATGTAACAGGGCCGTATAGGTAAAACTTTGCAGTAAAATCTAATGTATAAATAAGAGCTCTTCGTGTTTCAAAATCACCTTGATAATTATCTTCGTAACTAATATCATTTAATATAATAGGAACATCTCTTTTAATACCCATATCAGTCATATCATTAATAGTTAATGTATAGTCTGGTTGAAAAAATGGTAGTATTTGTTCTACAATCTGTAGAGCATCATCAGATTGTTTAGCCATAATATATAACTGTACGGATAGATTATAAGGAACAGGCATATATTGAGTATCAAGTCTATTTGAATTAGAACCTTTTACTTTTTTAAATTTCTGTACTCTATTCAATTTTCTAGAAGGGTCATAGGATAAGTTTTGTATTTCAAAACCAATACGAGGTAGAGTAATAGCAACTGTCTTTGATAGATCAGCATCTTCATTTAAACGAACCAACCACTTTTGACGAGGGCCATACGCAAGCGGAACTTTCATTGACTGTTTAATATTACCGTCATTATCCTTACGAACTAACTGTATATTATTAAATGTTGTTCCAAAAGCAACAATAATTTTCCTTATACTTTCGTGGTAAAACTGTTGACCTAACATTACGAACTACCTCCTACATCCCCAAATGGATTTGACTCACTAAAGTCTATTATTGTATCATCAACAGAGTCAAATAACTCATTTTGAGCACTCTTGTCAGATGATCCATCTCCTAATATATAGGATTCTTGTATAATGAAATCTCCCTCTTCAGATAGAATTGAACCAACAGAAGTTGTCATAACACTAGTTTCTAGAACTATTAGTTCATCACTTTCTACCTCAGCAATAATTCTACCCTTCTCATTTTCTAATAATACAGCATTTACCGTAGCATTCTCTTGTTCTAAACTAAACTGGAATTCAGATGTAGATGTACTAATTGCTTCTTCAATTGCATCTATAGTATCTATACCAGTTGCAAGTTCTTCAGAACTATAATCAAACAGACGGCATCTTAATTTATATACAGGATTATTATCTAACTGAAAAAATGGCTCATCATGGTCTACAAAGTTAACTTGAAACATCTTTTTAAGTATAGGATGATAAATTGCATCACCCTCAAAAGGACGATCTGAATCTGTTGCATCTGTTTCTGATATAACATAGAAGTCACTTCCTTCCAACTTTGTAGTTGTTGATTCAAGTGTCCCTGATTCTAAAAGAATAGAACCACCCTCTTCTACATCACCTGTACCATCAGTATCAGCAGAAGTTCCCGATTCTATTGTAATCTGTTTTGTTAGTTCTTGAAATCTTAATTTGTTTACTACAAATGTTGCTTCACTTAAATTTTGTAAACCAAACTGGTTCATGATTTCTCGTTCACCAGCAAATCCACCGTCAGCATTTTCCATGTACATTTCTATTTTAGCTGCATCTTTAAAAATAGAAAGAGAGTCTTCTCCAAAAACACTATCTTCAGCAACAATAGTTCTATCTATGTAAAAAACATCATGACCATGTATCTGAATTGCTTCTGCAATCAGGTCACTATACAAACTTTGTTCTGTTGCTATTGAAGCAACATTACTTGTATGAAAAAAAGAATTGACAGCCATATTTTTATCCTATCATGTAGTTGACTGGCAACTCAAATGCTAATTGAATTTGTTCCTCTAGTCTTTGTTGTTCTTCTATTGCTTGTGTGTAGATAGTCTCACCGTTCATTGTAACACCACCAAGCATGGCAACACCACTAAACTTAGATAAGTTTGCTCCCCACTGTCCTTTGATTAATGCAGTTGCATACCTTTTAAGATATATGTCATCAAAAATATCAGTGTAAGTTGTTGGGTCTAATTTACGATAACACTCTATAACGAGATACTCACCAACGGTCATATCATTCGTCCAATCCATATCAATGTAAAGACGGTTTTGGTGTTGATTAAAACGAATAGGAGTTTCGCCCACAAGAATATGTTCTAGGAAATCTAGGTGTTGCATTGTCTGTTGATAATGCATAACTGAAGTTGAAGAAAAATCATAAAGATCATTTAGTCTTAATTGATAACGAACATCAAATAAACTTCCACCTCCACCAGTATCAGTAAGAGGAAATACTTTTACAACAGAAACAACTGTATCTGGTACAGGTATAAAACCTTTACCTTCTAACCAATCAGCTGAAATGCCACTGTCAACTTTATCTGTTACAGAAGTTGATGTATTTGTTATACCTCTATCAAGTTCTGCTTGAGTTATCTGGTGTTTGAGATACATTCTTTCAATGCCATCATAATGGTATTGAGCAAAGTATTGTAGTGCTTCATCTAAACGATCATCTACTTGGTCATCTGATACGTTAATATCAATAACACCAGAACCAAGAGCTCTAAGACAGTAAGTTTTTAGGGTTGCTTTAGTAGAAGGTATAGCCATAGAAATAATTCCTTTCTACATATTT